CCGTACCTTTGCAACCTATCAACCTTTTTGCAGCTGCATTCATGTTCCCTGAACTGGATGCATACTGAACAAAAAAGTCCTGTAACCGTCCTCTAAATGAACCAAAAACTGTTTGGTATCGTCGTCGATATTCCATACCAGGTTGGAAATTTGGTTTACCACCTACCATAAACTCTTCCCCAATCAGCACAGTAAAATCATTTCTCACTTCATATGGGAATAACTCGCATTCAACATTGTCAACAACAATTGGCATGTGAACTTCTTGAACATCAAACAAACACAATGTGTCCAATCGATGGCGCTCACTAACACCCAATATTTCAGCATTGTTTGCTGTTTTTGTTAACATATCTGTTGATTGCAAAACTAGTGTGTCTCTTCTGTGTAAAAAAGCAACATAAGCTAATATAGTGCTATCCACCAACTTACTATACTCAACCGGTATATTTTGGCGCAAAGCCAAGGAACTTAATGCATTGATTACCTTGTCTGTAATAACAGATGTTGGCATATTTTTGCAATACACATTCCACAATGGTGTTAATATAACGTATGTTACAGGTATCTGAAACATATCGTTGTCATTGCCATCGCGTTTTCTGTAGCCCTCTATCTGTAAAGTAGAAACACACGGATTGAACGGAGAAATATTTTCATTTGATTTATCCCCAACCACATAAAACCCAACGCCAAAACTTTTGCATTTGACGGGTTTAGTTTGATCAGAAATAACCATATTGTCACTCAATGCTAAATAGGATGAACCATCATAATATGGTCCATCTTCATAACCTAAAACATTGGCCCAAAACAAAGTGGACAATTTTTCCTTAACTTTGACTGGGACTTTATCAACCGGCGCATATGGCTCAGATGGTTCATAAACTTCTTTAGAATGTTTAGAACCAGCGCTAGAAAAATGCTGATGATTATAAGCTTCTTTCTTTTTACGGTTGCGTTCGAAATAATTATTTCGAATTGAAACATTATCCAGTGTTTTGCTCGATTCTGCTTGATTACGTACTTTCTGTGCAATAGGCTTTAGCCCATGTTGCTTTCGGTTATCACTAGAAGAGATCGAACTACTGGTTTTAATGTGCGTTTTTTCACAAACATTACTATCGACTTTAAGTATGTTTTTAAATTGCGTTTGAGCATGATTGCTTGTATAATGGACATCTACCGTTGTACTCATGCGTGATTTTCACTAAGTTTTTATGGGTAAAAACTAAGCCTATAAATAAACCCTCAACTTACTGACGAGGAATGTCAATAACGAACTTCAAAGAGAAGTTATATCCCCTTATTTTAATAAAACTGGCAAACTGCGTATTCACGTCGATTTCCTTAACTAGGTAGTCTTCCGAATGATCGGGATCCAAATCATAAATCTATTTCAATTATGACAAGATTAAACATTTGTTGTTTCGTGATATATTAAAAACTGGCCTCGGATTAGCTAAACATATAAACGCAAATTTAATTCTGTTATCTTAGCATGTGAGTCAGCGACTGGTTAACAAGCCACATTACTACCTCCAGCGATAGAAATCTGTACCCTCTTATTTTTATATATCTGTTTTCATATTACTCGTTTACAGTGCAGTTAGTTTACACCGTTTCACAATTCACCTGTAGAATGATACCTACATGACGAATGAAATGTATAGTGTGAAATGACACCATAAAGTGCGCATAACATAACCATAGTATCAACCACTGTCCTATACATTTCAATTGCATCACTTAAAAATTCATCATCTTTTTCAGGATTTTTCCACCAACACCAACCAAACCAAGACCATTTAGTCCCGCATCAACCATAGTACCCCATGGTAATGATGCAGCAAAATCTAAAGCCTTCTCAAAACCAGCTGTATGTATAGATGTTTTCAATGCTCCTGATGGTAATGGTTGTGCAGCAGCACCACTAATACTAGGAGTGCCTTCTAAGTGATACACATACTCTACATCAACCAAAGGATTGATTGTGGCTGACGGAACACCTTCAATACGTATTATGAAGCCGGACAAGCCAGCAGCGTCCGTAATTGCTCCAATATCCGTATACTGCATAGCTCCAGCCGCATTATATGCTGCTTGATCACCAAAGACACCAGTGGCCGTGTAACCATAGCCAGACACCGCACTCCTAAACACCTGGTAATGTGGTGAAGTTGGTTTTGGTAACAGAACCAAATCTTGCATGCTTAAATCGGACATAGATATCTCAAAGGCACCTGGCAAATTTAATATAGCAGAACTATTGGCAGCAGCATATGGAATACCGCCTAATAAGCGGGTTGCTGTGCCAGAATTAGTTTGCAATTCCAAATTACCCAAAATATTGGGCCCTGGTAATCCTTGAGTGAACAATATGGGTGCAACAATAATACGTCCTGTTCTAACCATTTCAGGCATTGTTACTCTTACTCTAAAACCAGCACACACTACACGATAATTCTTCAATACAGCAGTTAATGCTGTAATTGATGTGGCACCAAATATCTTTCCATTAGCCGTAAAAGGTGTCATGGAATTAGAGACAATTGATGAATATGCTCCTGTTGCGCTGAAAGAGCCTGTTGTAGCCCCACTTATGTCCACACATGATATCAAAGGATCTGCTGAAAACATCAATGTGGAATAGATATTTCCAGAATTTGGAGTACCAACCAAATTGGTATTTTCAACAGCAACAGTTCCACGCAAATGGTATGTAGCAGTTGGGAAAGCATATGAATCGCAAATGCGAACACCTTCCACTTTTGCACCAAATGGATTGGCAAAAGCAGACATTAAAGCTTTTCCTTCTACTGAATCAGCACCGTAAGCTGTTCCTGTTTGTCTGTAATTTTGAAGCATGGGGTTTCGCTTAGTCAAAACTAATGCATCCCTAGATTTCTTCTGTTTATTAATCACGTTCTTATTTTTATTTTTATTTTTGTTATTTTTGTTTTGTTTTGTTTTTGGATTGTTAATGCGATTCTCCTCTATCACCAGCCACATTATGCCGATGAGGGGGTGGTTAGGTCTACGTTCTTTTCGACCAATTTTATTAAACGCCACCTGGCACTAAAGCCCTCGTCGGGAAGACACTGCACCGCAGCACTGGATTCTTCACCGTTTCTAATCCATTTCCAAATGACTTTCCTATAGAGAACGACTCTATGGTAAATCTAGTCACTATACAAAGAATGCTACCGGGGCACAGGGGTTCTTTGTAGAAATTTTCACACACCTCATGTAATGCCATATACATGATGTTTTTAAAAAGCAGCTTGTAAACAATCTGGGACTTCCCAATTTCATTGATTCTCAATTAAGTGAACCTCAATTAGGGTGTCATGCGTGCAGGCGGTTAGTGGAAGGCGTAGATAAAACGACCAATATCCCTTAATAACCCTGGCCACTGCCTTTTTCAACCCGGCTCCCAACAATAAAATGTCAGAAGTGAGCGCACCCACATAGGTCAGC